GCACCTGGTGGACGAAGAAGCGCCGGTCATCTGGGTCAATCTGGATGGCGTTCTCGCGGTTGCTGGTGAAGAACAAGTTCAACCGGTCGGGCACCGTGTACGGCTTCTGCATCTTAAGCTCGATGGTAACGTCGTCCCGCGTGATCATGTTCTTCAGCTTGTCACTCACCTCGAACTTGGTCTTAGCCTCGATCTCGTCAATCAGAATAAAACAGTGCCCGTGTGCCCAGTAACCCCACCGTCCAAACAGTTCCTCGTCCGTAGCTTTGTGGAAGTTGCTACCGTACAACCGCTTCATGGTCATGCCCAGCATACTCTTGCCGGTGCCTTGCGGACCCCACAGCAACACCGCAGTGCGCAACTTCGCACCTGGGTGGCGTAGTGGGTAGGCCAGCCAACGGCGCAACCACATAGACTCTACCGGCCCAGCGCCGCGCATAAGATGCTCGAACACGCGTTCCCATGGCGTGATGCTGCCGTACGTAGCTACTACGGTTGAAGGCTTCCACAGGTTATACGCTCCGTCCTCCGTTATCTGCGGCTGGCCCGGTGTGTAATCTAGTGCTGTAACCTCGTGGCGGTACTCGCACTCTAGCCACTCCTTGGCCACGTAATGGACGCGCTGGCCTTGCTGGGTCTGCTCAACGTACTTGCGTGGACGGTAAGCTGCGTTAGCAAACTTCTCCGGCGTCATGATGATGCCGGTGGCCAACTCGATTACCTCCTGGCTTTGGTGGATGTAAGCCACCTCCTCGTTCATCTGGTGGATGTGCGCGCTCTGCTTGACCTCCTCCGCCACGTCGATCAGCTTGATAAACTCGGCCATGCCCCTAGCGGCGATAAAGTCGTCCATGCCGACCTTGTTACCGCCCAACTCCGGCAACGCAATCTTAAGCACCTTAGCGCCACGCGCCACCAATATACGAGCTAAGCGGGCCTGCGCCTGTTGCACGTCAGTCTTCGTGCGGTCGTTCGTGTCGCTATCGTAGCAAACATAAACCGAGCGGCCCTCCCACTTAAATGCCTCTAGCACGGGCAGTAACATCTGGCCTAACCGGCCACTCTGGAAGTTCCACACGCCGCCCAAACCTATAACGGGCAAATCGTGCATGCAGCCGCACGCGGCCTTCAACTCACCTTCGGTGATGATCACGGGGGTAGCGGGGTCGGCGGCTACTTTGGCCCAGGTGGTACCGGTGAGCAGCGGGCACAGATAAACTTCAGGCGCGGTGCCTGCGGGCTGCGTGTACTTTTGCGGTTTGGTGGGTGCTTCAGTTAGGCTGGCAAAGCCACGGCTGGGCTGCGCCTGAAGAAAACGGTATCGATAGAAGTCGAGCGGCTTGCCACGTAGATCAAAGTACGGAATCTTGAAGCCAGCATAAACGGGCTTGATACCTAACTGTTCAGCCTGCACTTCCGTTTGCGGGAGTAGACGCATTCTTTGCGCGTGGGCGGCGGTGAGCAGACTTTCCTTCAACTTGTCCAGCATCGCTCGTTGCACCGAGGATGCGCTGCGCGGGTTTGCCGCTACCGGTGCCGCCATTGTTCGTACGCTCCATAGTTTCCAAAGTGGTGAGACCGAGATTGAGCAGGGCTTCCAGTGCACGGCTAAAGTTAGGCTTCGGTGTGCGCCGCGTCTTAGTGCTAAGCGCTGCGTACCGCGCTGCGTCACGTGCTGCACGTGACGCTGCTTTACGGCTAGCCTTGCGCATAGTGTCTATGTCGCTGTGTATGTAGCGCGCGGAGTCAAAGTCTCGCGGACCGTATTGATGGAGTATACCGTTCAATGCCGCAAGGCCCGTTCGACGGCGCGCTTCGGGAACGCCTAGTCGGTTATACAGCGCGGTGTAGTCGTCTGCGGTAAGCCCGGCGTCGTCTACAGCTACGGCTTTTGGCGGTGTGGGACTAAGGTCTAAGGGCTTCGGCGGGCACAAAACAGGGTGGTCTGACAAACTACGGACACGGTGCTGAAGATCCGTGTCCAGTGTGACACAGCACGCACTACGCGGCATTCACGACTCCTCGGATGAGAATTGGCACGTATTTATTATAGCCTACGCAGGCCCTGGCCGGTACGTTTGCGTGCGTATTATGTTTCGAGATATTTCAGACGGCCTATGCCGAGGTAGGCGATTGGGCGTTTACCTGGGTTAGAACTGAGTATAGGCGAGTGATTTCGAGGCTAAAGTGTTCAAAGGATTACGTTTAGGTCATTACTCACTACTTAGCCAATTTTCGTCCGTATTCTATATAGAATTGACCCTACTATTTATGTATTATTATTATGTATGTATATATACACTATTTTCTATACCGTTTAAGTAAAGTAAGTAAGGTAAGTAAGTAAGTAAAGTGTTTAGAATCAAAAGTTTACGCTACTCACGTTTCACTTAGATTTGGCCAGAATGTTGAAACCAAAGGCTTTGAAGCTAAGTAGCGCCGTTCGGCTTATATTTCGCCCCATAAGGGCCACAGCGGGTTATAATGAAGCCGTATCAGTGGTGCGACGCTTTGCAGTACGGCACGTAGTGAGCCATGCGCGGCTCGTTGGTGCTGGTCCAGTAGAAAGAGGCTGGACGCCGTGATGGAGCGAGATGCCATCATTCCTAAAGCGCGGCTCCTGCTGGAGTTTATTTGAGCGTCTGCATTCTCTCCCAAGAAGAAGCTGGTCGACTAGAACATTGGCGCATCTGGCCTGTATGTAAAGCGCATCGTCACTGCAGTCGTAAGATTGCTGACGCTGAGGCAAAGGCCGGAGACGCGCGGTATCTGGACGGGCCGGACGGCTCCCCCCTTAGTATGATCGTGCCGGTAGGGCCTAGTATGTGGACGCCGGTAGGGACTTCTACCCTTAGCGGCGTGAAGTTGCAGGGAATGCGCGTCTGGGGTAATGCCTCGAAGCGCTGATGAGTTTGTGTGGGCATGCGCAGTCTGGCAGCGCATCCGATTTGGGTCTAGTAGTATAAAGGAGAGTACTGTGCATTATCGCAACGGACGTGAAGCAAAGAACGGCGACAAGATTGTGAGCCTTGGCTTTAACGGTAGTAAGATTGAGGCTTTCGGCGTACTGCATAGCGCAGTTCCTGGAAACGATTATTGCAACGGGAACATCGCCCCAGTCCAGCCAACAAATGCCGGTGCGTGCCTTTGCGACTGCCTGCATGTTGACGACTTGGCTGCTATCCTCGCAGAAAAAGGCTTGGACAAGCGCACCGGCGGGAAGTAGGGACTACAAAGGTTTAAGCTTGGCTCGCAGCGGCCATGTGCGTAGTTAACGGCGATCCTTTGCGCCATTAGCTAGGAGCGCTAAACGCTGCCCGCAAGTGCTGGGCGCTACCGTTATACCTCCTATACGTATGGTGCTCGGCACTTGCACAGTTTGACATCGCAACTACTATACGGCCACCCAATCGCAGACAGTACCGCGTCCGTGCCAATCGCACACTGCCGGGTAGTTGCGTTAACAAAGAGGCTCTACGCTGAGATGGCGTAGAGCCTCTTTTCGTTTGTCCACATTCAGGAGTTTGTATGGCCCCTAAAAAGCAGCAGCCTAAGAAGGGCGCTCCGCCAGCGCCTACTGCTGCGCGGGGGCAGAAGATCGTTGTGCGCGTGCCGGTGTCTAGCAGTACACGTAAGGATGGCAAACCTACGCGCAAAGAGAAGAGCCTTGTAAATAAAGCTGTGCGCAAGGTTGTTAGAGCAGAAGCCTTCAAAGCGGCGCAGCAGACCGTGCATGACACAGTTCGTGCGTACACGGCAGACTGGCCGTTAAAGCCCGCAGAGTTGGGCGGTAGAGATGACCCTTCATTAACTAAGGTTCCTGTAGAGGGCAAGCGCGCTGGTACATTTCAGGTTGTGTATACCGATGAACTAGACGATCAGATGTTTGAGTTGATATGTACAGGTGTGTCGCTTAGAAAGATTGCCACACTACAAGGTATGCCTGGGCTGAGTACGATGTTGCGTTGGCTGGCCGATGACACGCATAAATTCAGCGTAACGTTTTCCCGCGCGCGCCGTATATTGGTTCCGCTCTACGAAGACACAGCGCTCGACGCAGCTATTACCGCGAACCCTAGCACCATCACAGTCGAGAAGGAAGTGCTGGACGCCGCAGGAAACATAGTCACGCTCAAAGAGACGCGCACAATTGACGGCGTAGACCGTAGCCGCTTGACTGTGGCCGGCTACCAATGGGCACTGTCGCACCTCCAGCCGCACAAGCATGGACGCAACGTTGACCCAGAAGCTGGTAAGCCCAACGAACAATTGCGCGCGCTGTTTGATGCGTTGAAGATTGAGGCTGAATGAGCGATACAGCCATAGTCAAGCCGTTCGGTAAGAAAGCGCGTGACTTCATCGTGCGACACCCCAGTAAGGACAAGCGGTACACTATATTGTCTGGCGCGGTGAGGGCGAGCAAGACTTTCACGATTGACGCGAAAACCATCGTGCAATATAGCCAGTACGACGTTGCGGGTAAGCGGTTCATTGCCGGTATAAGTAAAGACACTGTTCAGCGCAACATGTTGATTGACATTGCCTCTATTGTGGGCACAGGCAACTTTAGCTACAACATGGCCACCGGCGAGTTGTGGATCTTCAATAAGCAATACTGGGTTGTAGGGGCGCGCGACGAGTCCAGCTACAAAAAAATCTTAGGGTCCACCGTTGGCCTGTTCATCGGTGATGAGATTGTAGAGTTCCCTCAATCGTTTCTGGCTCAGGTGTGGATGCGCATGTCTGTCGAGGGCGCGCGGTTTGTGGGTTCGACAAATCCTGGGAACCCGTATTCATATTTGAAAACTGACGTTATCGACAAGTTTGGCGCAGAGCGGCTCGAAGTAATTCAGTTTCTTTTGTCGGATAACCCAAATCTGACCGAAGAGACTAAGGCCGACATCATCGCGTCGCAGACCGGCGTCTACCGACTCAGATATATTCTGGGCCAGTGGGTCTGCGCTGAAGGCGCGATCTTCCGTGACAGCTGGGACGACGTTGAGAATACTTTCACTACTCCGCCGCCGGCGCTACTTAATCATGACCGCTTCGCGCGCGGTGGATACGTAGATAAGTGGTACTCGCATGATCCCGGTGTAGACCATCCGGCGGCCACCATCGAGTTCCACGATGACGGCACTACGGTCTGGGCTACGCGGGAGATGGTGTGGGATAGCCGCGAGATGCGCAAGCAAAAGACGGACGGTGAGTACGCCACTGACTTCGAAGAGTTCGGCGTTATGGGCCACGAGCTGCGCCTCCCTCCAGAGGCTGCTAGTCTACGCGCTGAGTTGAAGTCACGCGGCTTCTACGTGGTGGACGCGGACAACTCAGTGAATGAAGGCATCCACACCGTCAGTACTATGTTGAGTCGCCGCACCCTGAAAATCAGCAAGACGGGGTGCCCACGATTGTACAAGAAGCTGCCGCAGTATGCGTGGGACGACAAAGCCGCGCGGCGTGGTGAGGAGGAACCTGTGAAGCTGAACGATGACGAGGTTGACGCGCTGCGCTACGGTGTGCACGGCAAGATTCTTCCGTACCGCGTTACTGGAGTCTACGAATGAAACCCACCACAGCAGCGCTGATTCTGCTGGCCTGGTACCTGGGTCACCTGAGTCGCAAGGAATCTGACCACGAACGTGCGCTGGCGTGCAACTACGACCTCACCAAGTACCGTCCAGCGGCCCGCTAGGGCGGGTAGACGGGCCTGTTGGTGGCCGGGGTAGGCGGTAGTGTGGTTAGGCTAAATTGGAGGGCAAGGATATGCAACACGTCATGGTTGATGAAATGGCAGGCGGGGCTTGCAAATGTAACGCTGGGCGCTACGCGACTTTGGTAGTCGTGTCTGGTCCGGTGCTGTCCATCTCAACGAAGAACGCACTGCGAGAGCTTGCGCGTCACTTCCACGAGACGGGCGGGCACGCTAACTTTGGTACGGACGTGGGCTGGCCGCTGGCTGAGTGCAGTAACCCAGTGTGCATGCGTGCTAAGCAGTTGATTGAACAATTGGAGAAGTTGGATGTCTAACCTAATCACCGACCAAGACGCACCGGAACTAAAGCCCGTCGTTGCACACATCCACGTGCAAGAGATCGCCGCGCTGTACGCGGCGCATACTGGCCCCTATATGTTCGAGCAGCGGGTTCTCGAAGAGCTTAGGAACGCGGGGGCTCCGGTGGAGGGCATCATCAAGCTGACGCTGAAGAGCGGTCAGTGGCACAAGCTGATGCACAGTCCACAGGGGCCGGAGTACATGTCTTACATCTGGCTACCTGCTGATGTGGTTAAGCGGCTGGTGGCGTACCGGAAGATGATGGGCGAACGAGTTGACTACGAGCGGCTGGCGGTCGCTTAGTTTGGAGTGTGTAGGATGGCTGAGTACCCGTGGGAAGAAGCACGTGCGGTTAGACAACGTACTAAAGCGGCGACCGCAGCTATACACGCCACTGGTGCAGGCAATGGGTCGATGGGCTTGACGCCAGACAGCGTGAAGGCCACTGCGGCGTACCGTGCGGCTAAGCGTGACCTGGACATTGCGGTGTCCGCTGAACGGGCCTTCAACTCCAAGTGGGCTGATGCGTACAAGAGGATTCCCATGGAAGAACGTATGCGCCGCATACAATCGAAAGACGCCCTCCCCGCACCGATTCCTGTGTGCGACGCCCAAGTTGATACGGACGCCGCTGAACTTGCCAACGCGTATAAGACGCAGGGCGAAGCGGCGGCGCGTAGGCTATGGGCCGAGAAGACCAAAGGTCTGAACTACGGCCAGCAGGTCATTCTGCAGGACAAGATGGCGAAGCTTATTAAGGGCAAAGCCACCGACGCCGCTAACGAAGAGTATCAAGATTTACTGCGTAAACTGGGTGAGCTAGACAAGGTCAAGCCAAGACCTTTGGCAAAGTTGTACGGCAGTGCTGGGCCTACGCCGCAGCAAAAGGCTGAGTGGGAAGATCGTACGCGTGCGTGGAACCGCGAGACCAGTGCGATTCGGCGTAAGTTGCCCGCGTTGCTAGAGAAGAGTAACGCAGAGTTTAGAGCGCGCCAGACGGGCAAAGCCACCGACGCGGTGGACCCAGTGGCGTTCGGGCGCGCCAAAGAATTGTGGCGCAAGGTTATGGCCGAGAACCAGGAAGAGGCGTCTCCGGTTAAGTCTAACGAACCGGAACGCTCGGTGTGTAAGTTTTGTAAGAAGCCAATTTACAAAGAAGATGGCGTGTGGAGACACTCGCACACATTTGGCCCAGCCTGTCCTAAGCATCTGAGTAAGGTCACCGTAGCAACCAAAGCGAAAGACGCAGCCCGGCTCCACCGTGCCTTGGACGCCGCCCGGCTCCACCGCG